CTGCATTCAACGAGATGGCATTCTCAATCGAGAAAGTCACCGTTACTGCAAAGTCCAGAGCACTCAAGGCTGAATACTCACTAGAGCTTGCACAAGACCTCAAGGCAATCCATGGTCTGAATGCTGAGGCTGAATTAGCAAATATTCTCTCAACAGAGATTCTTGCTGAAATCAACCGTGAAGTCATCAGAACCATCTACAAGATTGCTGAGCAGGGTGCAACCCTCAATACCGCAACTTCAGGTGTATTCGACCTCGACGTTGACTCCAACGGTCGTTGGTCAGTTGAGAAGTTCAAGGGTCTTATCTTCCAAATCGAGCGTGATGCAAACCAGATTGCACAAAGAACTCGTAGAGGAAAGGGCAACATGATTCTCTGCTCTGCAGATGTTGCTTCAGCACTCACCCACGCAGGACTTCTTGACTACACCCCTGCACTCAATGCAAACCTCAACGTTGATGACACTGGCAACACCTTCGCAGGTGTTCTCAATGGTCGTTACAAGGTTTACATCGACCCATATGCAGCAAACAACAGTGCTAACCAGTACTACGTTGTTGGTTATAAGGGTTCTTCACCTTATGATGCAGGTCTCTTCTACTGCCCATATGTACCTCTCCAGATGGTACGTGCAGTTGGTGAGAACAGCTTCCAGCCAAAAATCGGATTCAAGACTCGTTATGGCATTGTTGCTAACCCATTTGCGGAAGGCACTAGTGCTGGTCTTGGCCGTCTTGAAGCAAACAGCAACCGTTACTACAGAAGAGTACGTGTTGACAACCTAATGTGATTCATCACTAAGGAAATTAAGGGGGTCTTCGGACCCTCTTTTTTTATGCAAATAAATAATTAAAGATAATTTTGAGATTAAAAGTGGAGACTTTATTACCATTACAAAGGCAGTTAAGTAATAGAAATTTTCTAACTACTACTGGATTTAAATTTACATTAGCAAAAAGTCCGAAAGTCGATTTCTTCTCAAATACTGCACTCATTCCATCAATAAATTTGGGTGTTGCTCAACAATCAACTTATTTAAAGGATATTCCAATTCCTGGAGATAAATTAACCTACGATGATTTCTCCTTGGATTTCATTGTTGATGAGAACATGGAGAATTACTTACTTGTCCACAATTGGTTAAGGGGATTTGGATACCCAGAATCACTTGAGGAGTATCAAAGACTTTTAAACGAAGATTCCTTAAATCCAGGAAAACAAACTGCATTTTCTGGACAGTCCGATGGAACATTGGTTGTATATAATAGCAATTTTAGACCAGTTGCATCGGTAAAATTTGAAGGACTTTTTCCAGTATCTCTTTCAACAATTGGATTTGACGCAAAGGATTCAAATTCCAATTACATTACAGCACAAGTAACATTCAAATATACAATATATAATATTACAAAAATTGAACTATGAATATTGATGAAATTCAATCGTTATGGGAACAAGATTCAAAATTAGATCCAGACAATCTACATTCAGAATCTATAAAAATTCCATCATTACATGCAAAATATTATAAAATATATAACAATATTCTTCTTCTTAAAAAAATAGAAGAGAATAAATTTAAAATTTTAAGAAAAGAAAAATGGATGTATTACTCTGGAAAAGCAGACCCAGAAGTATACAAGGAAAAACCATTTGACCACAAGGTATTGAAACCAGATATAGATAAGTATATGGATGCTGATGAAGAAATTATGAAGACTTCATCAAAAATTGAATATTTTCAGACTATGTTAAATTATTTGGATAGTATTTTAAAGACAATTTTAAATAGAACTTACCAAATAAAAAATGCAATTGAATTCATGAGATTTACTGCTGGATATGACTGATATTAAAATACGAAAAAAGAATGAAGTATACTTAACTGTTACTGCTGATCCCCATATTCAGCATGAACTTAGTGATTATTTTACTTTTGATGTTCCAGGGGCAAAGTTCATGCCTCAATATAGAAGTAAATATTGGGATGGAAAAATTCGTTTATTTTCAATTGCTACTGGAGAAATTTATGTAGGTCTTTTGGATAAGGTAATTTCTTGGGCAAAGAAATCAAATTATTCAATTGAATTTGAAAATAATAAATTTTATGGGACTCCATTTGAAGAAAATGAACATGTCTCCCATGAAGGAATTAAAGATTATATGACTCGAATCTCTAAACACAAACCTAGGGATTATCAAATTGATGCTGTTTATGATGCACTTAGATACAATCGTAAACTTTTAATTTCACCAACTGCATCGGGAAAGTCTTTGATGATTTACTCGATTGTTAGATATTTTGCAGAAAGAGATCAAAAGATTCTTCTAGTGGTCCCCACAACCTCCTTGGTCGAACAAATGTTCAAAGACTTTCAAGACTATGGATGGAATGCTGAGGACTTCTGCCATCGTATCTATAGTGGTCGTGAAAAGACAAACGAACACCCAGTAGTGATTACTACATGGCAATCAATTTATAAACTACCAAGAACATTCTATGAACATTTTGATGTTGTAATTGGTGACGAGGCACATCAATTTAAATCTAAATCATTAATTGGTATTATGAGTAAGTTGGATAATACAAAATATAGATTTGGATTTACTGGAACATTGGATGGTTCACAGACGCATAAATGGGTTTTGGAAGGTCTTTTTGGTCCATCATATAAGGTAACTCAAACTAAAGAACTAATAGAAAAAGGACATCTATCTAAACTACAAATAAAAGTTCTTCTATTAAAACATAGTGAGCATCAATTTAATGAATACGAAGAAGAAATTCAGTATATAATTGGACATGAGAAAAGAAATAAATTTATAAAAAATTTAGCACTAGATTTAAAAGGCAATACTCTTGTGCTTTTTAATCGAGTAGAAACTCATGGAGTACCAATTTACAACCTGATAAATAATTCTGCTTCAAAAGATAGAAAAATATTCTTTGTTTATGGTGGAGTTGATGCAGAAGAACGAGAAAAAGTAAGAGAGATTACAGAAAAAGAAAATAATGCAATTATCGTTGCCTCTTACGGAACATTTTCAACAGGAGTAAATATTAAAAATTTACACAATGTTATTTTTGCTTCACCATCAAAATCAAGAATCAGAAATCTCCAATCCATTGGAAGAGTATTAAGGAAAGGAGATAATAAATCAAAAGCAATTCTTTATGACATTGCAGATGATATTACGTATAGGTCTAAAAAAAATTATACGTTAAATCATTTGATTGAGAGAATTAAAATTTACAACGAAGAGAATTTTAATTATGAAGTATTACAAATTAATTTTAAAGAATAATTTTAACTATGGAAGAAGAATTTTATGCAGTAATTAAATTAATATCTGGAGAAGAAATATTCTCAAAGGTTTGTCCTTGTGAGGAAGATGAACGTACACTGTTAATTTTGGATAATCCAGTTACAATTGAAACTATTAATTTAAAGCAATTTGGATTAACTGGAGTAAAGGTAAATCCATGGATTAAATTTACTGATGATTCAATGTTTATTATTAATATGGACAAAGTATTAACAATGTCTGAAGTAACAGATGAGGATATGCTTAAAATGTATAGTAAGTATATTAGAAATAAAAATAAAGAATCTAAAGTAAATAAACCAACAGCAAACATGGGATATCTATCCTCAATTGCAGATGCAAGGATTTACCTAGAGAAATTATATAAACTAGAAAATTAGTTCTATTATAGTCTTGAACCTCCACAGAGTTATTTTACACAGAAAGCATAACCCTTGTCAACTCTCTAGTATTAGTGTTATAATTTAAACCATAAACAAAAATTAAACTAATCAATAATGAGTAAGGAAAGAAAAAATCCCCATTACGTCAATAACAAAGAATTTCACCTTGCTCTTATTGAGCATAAAAAGAAAGTTGACGTTGCAAAGAAAAAAGGTTTACCACCACCAAGGATTTCAAATTATCTTGGGGATTGTTTTTTGAAAATTGCAAATCACCTATCATATCGTCCTAATTTTGTAAACTATATGTTTAGAGAAGATATGATAAGTGATGGAGTTGAAAACTGTGTTCATTATATAAACAATTTTGATGTTGAGAGAACAAATCCATTTGCATATTTTACTCAGATTGTTTACTATGCATTTCTGAGAAGAATTCATAAAGAAAAGAAGCAAATGGAGATCAAGGAAAAAATCATTGAAAGAAGCGGTTATGACCAAGTTTTTTCAGTTGATGGTGACAGAACCAATAGTTCGGAGTACAATAGCATTAAGGACAATATTCAAATTAAACTATATCAATGAAGATTGCTTTAATTACTGATACTCATTATAACTTCAAAAAAGCAAATAAAAATTTTCATGATTATTTTGCAAAATTTTATAAAGAAATTTTCTTTCCTTACTTAAAAGAAAATAATATAAAAACCGTAATTCATTTAGGTGATGCCTTTGATAATCGTAAAGGGGTAGATTATTGGGCACTTAAATGGGCAAAAGAAAACGTATATGATAATTTTTTAAAATTGGGAATAAGTGTTTATAGTATAGTGGGAAATCATGATACTTACTATAAAAATACAAACCAAGTAAACTCTATTGATATTTTATTGGATAGTTATAGTAATGTTATAAAAATATCTAGTCCAAAAGAAATAACTATTGATGGATTGGATATGTTATTACTTCCTTGGATTTGTCCAGAAAATCAAGAAAGTATCTTTAATTTATTAGAAACAACAGAATCTAAAGTTGTATTTGGGCACTTGGAGTTGTGTGGGTTCTCTGTTTTTCCTGGACAACTACAACCACATGGGATGGATAAAAAAATATTTAACAAATTTGATAAGGTGTTTTCTGGACATTATCACAC